GGTGATGAACAAGTTAAAGAATATAAACTAACCCCAGATGGATTAGTCTGTGAGTTAATCTGGGAACCTGTTCCAACTATAGAACAGTTTGTACCTACTGCAAGTCAAGCATCCACAACACTAGCAGTAGCGGTAATTGCAACAGCAGGTGCCACTGCTACACCATTACTATTAAGAATCATCAAACCTATAATTAAAAAGGCAAGCGATACTTTTAAGAAAAAATTTGGCAAAAAAATTACGAAACCCACTCGTCAAGATATTATGACAGATGAATATCGTAAAAAGAAGGGACTACCTCCTATAAAACGTTAGTTACCTATAGATATAGTTTTCAAATCACTAGCATCTCCATTTGGTTTTGGATTGTTTCTGTTGTGAATTATTTTATTAGGTGTGATTGAATGTTTGTGCTCACCTACTACGCCAGGTGGGTTTATAAGCATTACGTCTGCACATACACTATAATAAGGAGAGTTTGGGTGGAATACGATACCCTGTTTTTTCAGCTCTCCACAATTTTTTAATCTAGCTATCTCAAAGTCAAGTCTTTTGTTAGCAGTTAGTTGCATACGATATGCATTATGTATCTCAACTGCTTTTTTACATTGTTCCATTGCTTTCTTATCTAATGGTATAGAGAACGTAGCACTGAATCCTATGTTTATATTTTGTGTAGATTTCTGTCCTGTTCTAGTAGGAACATAGTATAGTATCTCACCAGGTGAGTCAGGTATATTGTCATCATTATTATCTGCCATGTTGTAGACAGGATCATTGAAAAAAGCCTCGTAAGGATCTTGCCATGTTCCTGTTCTGGTGATGTACGGTGTGAAGTTGGCGGTAGCACCTTGACATTGTATGCCATCTCCATATGTGTTTGTTATATACGGTCCTTGTAAAACTTGTATTGCCTGGTTGGTCACTGAGCCTGAAGAATTCGCGACTGGATTTGCTGTCGCTGATACACCACCAACGTCTGTTGCATATGAAGGTAAGCATGTAGCAGTAGATACTGCTAATGCACCCGCTAATTTGAGAATATGCTTGTACTTTCTGTGACGCTTTGGACTGTGGTTTCTCTCTGTATTATCGTGTGAGTCTGAAGACCTGGTCCTGAATAATGCTCTGTGAATTGGAAGGAATTTCCTGGTGTGGTTTGCTTCCAGTTTGGTTTGTTTGTTGATGATAAATCTAGTCCAGTCCATGTTGAAGTCACACCGTCTACGGTATTAGTTTGTGTTGATACTACGTCAGGAGCAACGTTAGTTGATCCATCCTCTAATTGTATGCCTGAGCCACTGACTGAGTACGTCCAGCCTGTCGCATAATCCATCGAATTTATGGTTTCTGACGTCGTAATCGTTTGCGTCGTCGTAGAGGTCATCGAGCCTTGTGTAAAATTGGGGACCACAGGCACAGCATACAAAGGTGCAGCGGTTACTACACCTATAGCATATACTATATGTATACCTCTTTTAAACATAATTATAGCAATTAACTATTGAATAGTCAATTCTGTTACGAACTGTGCTGTCGCTGAAGTTCCACTTCCACCACCAACTGCTGTTACAGTGTGTGCTGATGTTACTGTACCTGTTCCAGTACCACTACCAACTGCTGTTGATACCTGATTAGAATAAGGACTTACTGCACCAACTGCGGGTGCTGTAGTAGCTATAACATCGCCTTCAATGAATGACTGAGAGAAGCTATATGCACCCCCTGCACTTGTCTGGGTCGCTGTAGCAATAGATCCTTGACCAACTCCGTCAGTTAATGATCCTATTCCACCAACCATATTGTCAGCAGAGTTACCGCCACCAACATCCATAGTCACACCAGATCCAGAAACAGTGTACGTCGATCCAATCCTTTCAACCTGAGTTGCTGCAGCATTCGTAATTAATTGAGTGCTTGATGTCATGCGGTGTGTGATGTCCGCTAATACAGGTGAACTAAAACCTGTCAATAATATAAGTGGTAAAAACTTTTTCATCTTTTTGAATACACTTACCTGTATTATGTAGTAATTTTTACTTTGTATAATGTTATACACATAAGTAAAATCTATAGAAAACATAAAGAAAACTTAAGACTGTCACAAAACTGGCACATGGTGCTTGACAAAACTTAATAATTGCTATATAGTATTGTTACAGTTCTTTACAAAGCACAAATGACAGTTACTACAGAAAGCGGTGGTCGCCAAAACGCATTTCCTACCGAAACACGTCCTTACATAGATGAGTCTGTCTCATATGATGGTTACCCACAAAATGCTGAAAAAGTTAATGGTCGTTGGGCAATGATCGGATTCGTAGCACTTCTAGGTGCATACGTTACCACTGGACAAATCATACCAGGTATTTTCTAATGGAAAATAATTACTGGAAGAACGCAGAGATGATCAATGGTCGTCTTGCAATGCTCGGTTTAGTAATCGGCACTATCAACTACGGTCTATTCGGATGGATAGCACCAGGTCTATTTTAATTCAATTACAAAAAGGTACAAACAAATGACACCAGAAGCAGAAAGATTCAACGGTTGGGCAGCAATGCTTGGTTTCGTTGCAGCAGTAGGAGCATACGCAACTACAGGTCAGATCATACCAGGTATTTTCTAATGACAACACCAAAACCAATCGAACCAGAAAAAAAGTTTGCCGAGAAACTTAATGGCAGACTTGCCATGATCGGCATCATCGCAGGTATCGGAGCATACCTAACAACAGGTCAACTCATACCAGGTTTTGTTTAATGACAGAACTAGTAGCAGACAATGCTATATCACCCTTCCAAGCAATACTATGGGTCTTCTATCCAGTAGGTGCCATAGTATTCTTTGAGTTATTTCTTCGTGCCATAAATGGTGACGATGATGATGACGATGAGGGTGGTGGAGTAATGACACCAGTATACCAAGGAGCATAATGTATCACATTCTATTCACATCAGTTGTTGCACTTTACATCGTATCAGGTGTAGGTAACATCGCATTCGCATAATTAAACGCTGAGGAGCACAAGCACAAATGACTCAATTTTTATTAGACAACGCAGGATATATGTCTGTGTTTGAGTTTATATTCTTCCTATCTGTAGGAGTTACAGCAGGATCACTAGGACTAATCTAATGGACGATTACATGTCACAATCCTACCATGATGTCATGGAGGTATATAAAAGACCAATGAGTGTAAGATTTATCCCTAGGATATTTTCTTGGTTGTTGGTATTTGGATTACTATTCGGAGTAAGTCAAACAGCATACGCTATGGATAAAGAACCTGTCATCTGGGTTCAAGTTCCACAATGGACAGATGATTGGGCAGTATGTGCAGTAGATGTACCAGACGCAGCATGTCATTGGTATGTTGCAGAGGCAGACAATACATTTGGAGAAGGTTTCGACTGGGAGACAGCACCATGGTTTGATGCTAACGGATTAAATGACGTAGCACCAATATCTAAAAAAACAGTCGCACAAAAATTACAAGAGGTAGGATGATTCCACTATTACTAACAGCATCAAGTTTTCTTAACTTCTGTTTCTACATCTATGCAATCGGTTTTGTATTTGCATTAGGATTAGAACAAGTTCTTAAGTTCAGACCTTTATCTGTTGATTCTACAATGAATGAAAGAAATATGTTCATTGTTCAAACTAATAGGAAGTATCTATGGAGACAAACATGGGTAGTCAATATAAACTGGTTCGTATGTAACCTAGGTTTATACTTCTTATCAAGAAATATGCAAGCACCTGTAGGAGATACTTTTTGGCAAGGAATGTAGGTCTATTGATATTAAGAATAGCAATAGGAACAATGCTGATACATCATGGTTATGAGAAGACAGCAGACATAAACAATTTCGCAGATGCATTTGTGAGACCTATTGGAATACCATTTCCAATACTAGCATCTTACATAGCAGCATACTCTGAGATCTATGGTAGTTGGTTAGTGATAGCAGGATTGTTTACAAGATTTGCATCACTATCAATCGTAGGCACAATAGGAGTAGCAATATACCATGCTATTGTAACTGCAGGATTTAACATCTACTTACTAGAACTTTTGATACTATACATGGGAGGAGCATTGTGTATCCTTTGTTATGGTGGAGGAGACTTTGCAATTGATAGACTTCTTAGAAAGTTTAGAATAAAATTTAATAGACCACATTTACCTTTTGAATAATGAAAAAATCAGAACTAGTACATTGGAGACTCCAAGCAATGTTACGAGAAAATAGTTTTAGTGATCTCAAATATATTGGAGTCAAACCAGATAGTGTCGGAGTCAACCAACACTGGTATAATATTAATGGTCATGAAGTCCCTGTGGACGCAATCGAAGAATTGGAATGTGAGGAAGTTGATGAAAGTGACACCATTTGAAACCTACCAAACATATCTTTCCGTAAAGAATCATTTTTCAAATCCGAAATATGATTATTTTAAATACGGTGGTAGGTCAAGAGCAAAGATAGCAGCATTTAATAAGAGAAAGGATAAGTATTGGTTTGAAAAAACATCAAGAAAATATCCAGATAAAGAAATTGTAGAGTTTCTTGTATCTAACTTTGTATCTGCTGATAATCCACAAAGTTTGTGGATAGGTGAGATCATGAACTCTGGTGAGAAAGTGTACTCTGAGTGGTCAAAAACTCAACAGAGTTTAGGGTATATTTTTAAAGATAAGATTACTGATTTATTAGATAATAATGATCTGGAAGAGTTGTTTGATTGTTCTAATGGTCATCCACTTCTGTTGAAGAAATATCTTGGTGGAGAACTTAACTTAGAGATAATTGTTATACTTGAACAGATTTTTAGTTTTGTGAAAGACTGTGATAAAAAGTTGGATGATCCTGTGTGGGAAACCGTCAGTATGAAAATAAGGAAATATATTCCTTTCATAAATATAGATGTATTCCAATACAAGAAGGTTCTTAGAGAATTACTATGAGTGCTTTTTTTGAATCAGAAATCATCAAGGATGCATTGGACGATATCAATAAACTTCAAGAAGATGTTTATGGAAAACTCGTCCACTTTCATTTGATGAATCATGATGAGCAAGTTGACCATGTAAGTAAACTAACAGATTTGTTAGATAAGCAGCGTATTATGTACACTAGATTATCATTATCAGATGATCCAGATGCAGTTATTATGAAAGAAAGTTTGAACAAAACAGTTACCATGATGGGATATCCCGAAGGAACTGATATTGCTGTATTATTTCAAAATATGCATGCTACTATTGAAGCACTGAAAGAGTTTCTCGAAACATAAATAGCTAGTTACACTAGTTATTTTATGTATCACAAACACGATCAAATTTCAATCCACCGTAATCCACTCAGAGAATACTCAACACCTCTTAAAAGAGAAGAGTACAAAAGTCCCAAATATCATCAGATCCGCATTTATTTCAAATGCGAACGAAAAGTTGACTGACGAGGACTTTTCTGATATAATCTAAATATCCCCCGAATCCAAATTAATCCGAGGTAATCTAAATGTCATTCGCAGACTTAAAAAAACAATCCAAATTAGGTTCTTTGACCGCTAAATTAGTGAAGCAGGTCGAGAAGATGAATAATAATGGAGGCTCAGGCGATGAACGTCTATGGAAACTAGACGTTGATAAGTCAGGTAACGGTTATGCTGTTATCAGATTCCTACCTGCACCTAATGGTGAAGATCTACCATTTGTAAAATTATATTCACATGCCTTCCAAGGACCTGGTGGTTGGTATATTGAAAACTCTCTGACTTCACTAGGTCAGAAAGACCCAGTATCCGAATACAACACATCTTTGTGGAATAACGGTACAGATGCTGGAAAAGAGTTAGCAAGAAAGCAAAAGCGTAAACTAACTTACATTTCCAACATATATGTTGTGAAGGATCCTGCAAATCCAGATAATGAAGGGAAAGTATTCCTATTCAAGTATGGTAAGAAAATCTTTGATAAACTTACTGCTGCGATGCAACCTGAGTTTGAAGACGAAGAAGCAATCGACCCATTTGATTTCTGGCAGGGTGCTAACTTCAAGTTGAAGGCAAAAAATGTAGCAGGTTACAGAAACTATGATAGTTCTGAGTTTGCTGCACCTAGTCCTATCCTAGATGATGACGATGCTCTAGAAGCATTATGGAAGAAGCAGTTCTCCCTTGCTGAGTTGGTCGCTGCAGATCAGTTCAAGTCATATGAAGAATTGAAGAAGCGTCTTGGTTACGTTCTTGGAAATGCTGCACCTCGTCAAGATGCAGAAGTTGAAGATGAAGTTGAACTCATCGAAAGAGAAAGAGCAGAGCAAGTTGTTACTGCTGCAACCTCATCAAGTTCAGCACCAGTCACTGCTAGTGCAGATGCTGATGAAGAGGACACACTCTCATACTTCGCAAGACTTGCTGAAGAGTGAGGTATAATCAACTCTGTCTAACATTGTTAGTCATAGCAGCATATTTAAATTTACTACTCAAGTAGAATCAGACCGTAGAGAAATCTATGGTCTTTTTATTTCTTTATTTGACCTTTCTTTTTATCTTGTTCCTCTGCTCCCCTTAAAAATGCCAT